GCAAAGTCATAGTGTCGCAAGAAGAAATTAAAAAGGCCATTAAAAGCGCAAAAGAACAGATGCGCAATATGACGGCGGACGACTTTATACCAGCATCAGAGTATTGGCAGTTTGTAGAGGAGCAGGAATGATTCAACTCTATAACGATGATTGCTACGAGAAGATTAAAGATATACCAGATAACAGCGTAGATCTAGTTATTATTGATCCGCCATACCTGTTTAACAACGGTAAAGGCGGCGGAGCGTTCGGCGTAGAGAAACGCCCTTATCATCTCGAATATTATGCCATGCTGAAACGCAAAGGCCATGCAGACGAAGAAACAGAGCGATTGCATATAAAGGCTAACGGGCAGAGAAATAGGGATAATATTGCAAGTCTATCAAGTGGCTTCGACTTTTCAATTTTAGACGAGCTTTGCAGAGTTCAGGAGCGTATAAACGCCTATGTATGGTGTAGTAAGTCGCAACTACAAGACCTGTTTAACTACTATGACGATAAGCGCTGCGCCATTGACCTATTGACCTGGCATAAGACTAACCCGACACCGCTCTGCAACAATACCTACCTTAGCGACACAGAGTATTGCGTATTTGTGCGACAGAGAGGCGTAAAACTATACGGCAACTATCATACGAAAAAGAAATATTGGGTAACTCCGGCCAATGTAGCAGACAAAAAGAAATACGGCGGACATCCAACGATCAAGCCGCAGCAGATCATAGAGAACCTAATAACTAACTCGTCCGAACGGGGGGGGGTTGTATTGGATTGCTTTATGGGGTCTGGAACTACTGGAGCGGCTGCAAAGAAGCTCGGCCGTAGCTTTATCGGCATAGAACTAGATAAGAAGTATTTTGACATAGCTAAAGAAAGGATAGAGGCACAACATGAAGATTAAAAACTGGTTTATTCTAGCAGGTGGAAGCGCCACACGATGGCAAGGCTACCAAGGCGAGAAGAACAAGTGCTTTGTAAAGATTGACGGCGAGCGCCTTATTGACCGCACAGAGCGACTTTTGAAAGAGAACGGCATAACTAATATCGAGATAGTTTTAGAGGGCTACAACAGCAAGCGAGAGGCCTTTGAGGGTATCGCAAGAAAGAGCAAGGGAGCTTTTGGCATATTGCTAGGCGATTGCTACTATACCGAGGCGATTATTAAAGATGCCGTGAATCGTGATGTAAAAAGCTGGAAGCACTACTATTGCCCACACGGTAACCCCTGGACTGGTTGCCCATGGGAGGAGGGCTATATCCATCTAGTTCCGCAACGCAAATGGTGGCTAGATAAGATGGCAGAGTTTAACAAGAAGTGCGACTCTGGCGAGATTGAGTTTAAGAAAGACTATCAGATAGACCGCTACTTGAGAGGCTTAGGCCAAGACGATTACAGGCCGAACGAACTAGACGAGCATGACATCTACTGGTGCGACGAAACGGACGATCTAGACTATCCGAACGATTACGATATGTTTATGGCAAGGCACGAAGCCAACAAGCGTGGCGAGCGCCAAGACAAGCTCTCAATCATTATTCCAAACTGGAACAACGGCAAACATATTGGCAGACTACTAGAGAACTTAACAAGCCAAAAGGTAAATGTTGATAGGCAAGTAGAAATCATCGTTATAGATGACGGCTCGACAGACAACTCAAGAGAGGTTATAGAGAAGTTTGGGCTAGTGCGCCATATATACCAGCCAAACAGAGGCGTATCAAACGCTCGAAATGTTGGCCTAATGGCAAGCACAGGCAAGTATATAACCTTTATTGACTCTGACGACAATGTAGAGAGCGGCTATATCCGCACTATCTTTGGCGAGATGGACAGGGGCTACGACTATTGTGTGTTTCCGTGGATTGACGACAAGAGCGGCGATACAAAGTTTCTATTCTTCGATCTAGTCGGCAACGCCGCCGTCTGGGCTTACGCCTTTAACTGGAACACTATTGGCGATGAACGCTTTAGAGAAGATTGGGCAGTGGCCGAAGATTTAGACTGGTTGCAGCGTGTCGTAGTGTCTGGCAAGAACAGAGGACTATCTGACAAGCCTATATACCATTACGACTGGAACGCTAACCCCGACTCACTCTGGAAGCGCTTTAATCGTGGCGACATTAAAAAGGAGCGCTAGAGATGGCGAAGAAAGATAACATCGAGCTAGTTATACCAGAGCAGTTTAAGGAACTAGCGCAACCGAGCAAGCCATGGCGGCATATTGGCTTTTATGGTGGCCGTTCAAGCGGTAAATCTACAACGGTGGCATTACTTCTGCTCGTAAAAGCTATGGAAAAGCCGCTCCGTATTTTGTGCTGTCGTGAGATTCAGAACTCTATTGCAGATTCGGTGCATAAACTTATGGCCGACCTTATTAGCGAGAACAAGTTTGGCGGCTGGACGGTTACAGAAAATGCCATAAAACACCTCAACGGCTCGGAGATTATATTTAAGGGCGTTCACAATAACGCCCAGAGCATCAAGTCCACAGAGGGTATAGATATATGCTTTGTAGAGGAAGCGCAGAGCATATCGCAAGAATCTATCGACATTTTAATACCGACTGTCCGTAAAGCTGGCTCATACTTTGTATGGTGTTGGAATCCGCTTACAGAGAACGACCCAGTATGGACTACGATAGCTAGAAACCCAGACGAGCGAACTTATGTGCGTAAGGTAAACTCAAGCGATATTGAGCAGTTACTATCGCCAGAGATTATTCACGAGCGAGAGAAGATGCGCCGAGATAATCCAGATATGTTTGCTCATGTATGGCTAGGACAGCCATTAACGAGCAAGACAGGTTCGGTGTTCGGCAATCAGCTCGCAAGGGCAGAGATGGAGGGCAGAATTGGCCGTGTGCCATACGATGCAAGCGCTGGCGTTTATGCCGTGTTCGACTTAGGTATTAGCGACTCTACGGCTATATGGTGGTTTCAGATGATAGGCCGAGAAATCCATCTTATCGACTATTACGAGAACTCTGGCGAAGAATTAGGCCATTATATCTCAATGCTCCATAACAAAGGCTATAACTATACAACTATCTATCTGCCGCACGATGCCAAACAGAGAGAGTTACAGACAGGCAAAACAAGAGTAGAGTTTTTTGAAGATAACGGCTTCCATAATATCGAGGTGTTGCGCCCGACTAACTTCAACTTAGGCGATGACGATATTAACTTGATCGCACGACCAGCGTTTAGCCGTGTATGGATTGACCGAGAGAAGTGCCAGCGTGGCCTAGAGTGCCTAAGAGCCTACCATTACGAGTATGACGAGAAAAACAAGCTACTTAAAAGCCGTCCTGAGCATGATTGGAGTAGCCATGCTAGCTCTGCGTTCATATATGCCATGATGGCGGCCACAGAAGCCAGCGAAGAAGCCCAAACAATAAATCTAAAGTTTAAGACATACACGCCAAAAGCGTTTAGGCCAAAATCGCAGAAAAATAGCAATAATTGGTGGTAAAAATCAAATGTGTTATATTAAAAGTAATTGGCGTTGCGTAGATGGATACAATGGCTAAGAAGCCTACCACTACGACAAAAAAAGACAATCCAGTATTAAGTCGCTTCTTGAAGTATTTTACTGACTCTTGGACTTATGCCCAACAGAACTACCACGAAACTTGGGAGCGTAACTGGAAGCTTTATAGAAACATTAGGACAGAGAAAAACCACCCTGGCACTATTGAGGCTTTTGTGCCGATGGTAAATAGCACGGTAAATACAATCGTAGCTAGCCTATTCAATTCAAATCCAACAGTTAAATATATTCCTAACAGAGCAGACCAGAACGAAGAAACAGACATCTTAAATGATGTTTACCAGGACTTCGCTCGCAGAGATGGCTGGGCGCTCAAAAACAAGATAAATGGCCGCCAGGGCGTTATCACTGGCAACTATTTTGCATACTACGAGTGGCAGCCGGACGATAACGGCGGATTCGTGCATAAAGAGATTATTCCTATCCGTGATGCGATTCTAGACCCTAACGCTCACAATATCGCAGATGCCAAATATGTTGGCCGTAGATTCTTCACGAGCAAAGCAGACCTCGAAAATACGCTCATATACAACCCAGAAACGGGCAAGATGGAGAAAAGGTATAAAGACCTTGAGAACATCGCAGAAAACGCCACAGACGGCGGATTAGATGCTCAGAGTGATAAAGCTATCAAAGACACGGCTCTTGGCTCTGTTTCGCCAACAAAGGGCGCACAAGTAGAAGTAATCGAAATCTGGACTCACGAAGAAGTTTGTGTAATTGCTAACAGAATTGCAGTTATCGAACACCGCCAGAACCCTTATTTTGCACTGAACAAGGCCAAATACGAACAGAGGAAGCTAGAGTGGGAGCTAGAACGCCTACAACGCCTACAACAGACCGCAGGCGCAGAAGATATTGGCGAGTTCAAAGAGGAGTTTAACGCCAAGGGCGCAGGACTTATTCCGTTCGCTCATGGTTGCGACTACCCAGATGTTTCGCTTATCTATGGCTCAAGCGATGTAGATATTATTGCAGACGAGCAGGAGCTACTAAACACGCTTACAGAGCTAAATGTCGAAGCCGTCCTATACCAGCTATTCCCAGAGCGCCGTATCGACCCTAAGTTTGCAGGCAAGCTAGACAACCTAGACCCAGCACCAGGCAAAGTTTATCCGCTACCAGCAGGCGCTATGGACTGGAACAACCCACCAGCAATCCCAACCAACGCTTTTGCAGAGCGTAACAATATCAAGGGCGAAATCAGAGAGAGCGCCAGCGTATCAGAGATTAGTAAGGGCATCACGGCCACCGACAGCACGACAGCGACCGAAATTAAAGCTATGCTCGGCCAAGCAGATGTTCGTATCAGAGAAAAGGCCGACAACCTCGCTCAAGGCTTCTTCATGCAAGAGGCTACTATCGTATTCAAGCTATTAAAGCTTTACGCAGACGATAACTATATGATTCGCAAAGTTGGCGAAGATGGCATCAAGTTTGAAGATGTCGAGATGAGCAAGTTTATAGGCGATTATACCCCTATGGTTACGCTAGATGTCCAGGCGCAGCTCGAAAAGTCCGAGAAGCAAGAGGCCTACACGAACGCTTATCAGATGATTATTGCAGACCCTACGAACAACCTAACCGAAGCAAAGCGCATCATGTATCCAAAGATGATGCCAGACCTAAGCCAAGAAGAAATCCAAGCGATCATAACACCAGCACAGCCACAAATGCCACCAATGGCACAACCAACGCCACAAATGGCAGATATGGCCGCTCAAGATATGATGGCGCAAGATGTAATGCAACAGGAGCAACTAAATGCAGAACCAGCTCTCTAGAGAGCAGAGCTTCTTCACAGCGGAGGAGCAAAAGACCATAAACCGATGGCTCAGAACCGACACAGGCGCAAAGCTACTACAAGGCATTAAAGAGTTCGAGCAAGCGCACCTAGACTGCGCAAAGCTCGCTCTAAGCGCCAACAAAGGTAACGACTATATAGCCAACAAGGTAGCAGCAGCAGAAGCGACAGAACAGATATACGAGTGGCTAAAACCACCAGAGAAAGAGCCAGACGGCGAAGAACAGTAACCAAAACAAACCACGACCAAGCACCTTAACACCATGTAAGCATAATGAGCCAGCGAATCGGCACTATTAAGAGGAATTAGAAATAATCCCTATTAGTTATTAACTAAAAAATCCTGGAAAGACCAGGCGCAACCGCCAATTGCGATAGTGCCGAGCCGTTGGTG